TCTAATACAATTTTTCTAGCAAATACAGCAGATTCGATCTTAATTAATTTTTCTACTTGATCATATAGATCTTGAACAGTGCCGTTATTGTCTAGTACATAATCAAACTTAGTTCCGACCAAACTGTATTCACTGATGTGGACTTCGGGGTAGGCAGTGGCCATGGATTCTTTATGATTTACTGCCAACTCATACCATTCAGGCAATGCTCCACGGCGCACCCAAATAACCTGTCCGCCGGCATTTTTGATAGATGTAACTTCATTAGGAAAACGGCAATCAGAAATAACAATGTGATCTTTGGAGTTACGTAATTTGTTTTCTAAACTAGCAATCCAAATATCATCATGAAAAGAGTGGCGGCAAACTTCTGTGCCCCAATATTGTAAGACCCATCGGGGAGTAAGATTCGGCATATTTAATCGAGCAGCCCACCAAGGATCTACCTGCTCTCGCCACTCTCTTGCAGCTTGTGTACGACCTTCGAGTAGTATTCGATCCCAGCCAAACACAGCACTTACTGCATCTTTAAGAGAGTTAGCAAAACTTTCGCGACGATAACCGTGAAAATTTACTAGATAATCAGCAATCGTATCTTTTCCAGAGCCGATCCAGCCGCATATTCCCATAATCATAACACTATTATATATAACTTATCTAGATCTGTCAAGAGAAATAGAATTAAAAAAATCTTCAAATAATTGAGACTTACTTTTGTCGCATCTTTTTCCTTCTATAAACGCAAATTATCCGGTCACCCAGGTTAAAGGGGTCGAGCCATCCTTGTAATTGATTAAATCTTGCTCTAACACTTCAATTTCAGCTTTACCTTCTGCTTTAAGGGCAGCACCATTTAACGTTGTACCACCTTGCGGACTGGTAATTGTGCCAAACTTTTCGCGGGCTTCACCTAAGATGATTTTACAAGTTGCTAAACTATAATCGCGTAGCCACTGAGATGCCTGCGGATCCTGCAATAAATTAAAATCCGGTCTATAATTATTCATCCATACTAACACTTCTTCAGATGCGTAAGGACGTTGCATTAATGTAAGTAATTTAGTAGTCCTATTAAATGTAAAATTAATATCACTACCGAACATTTTTCCTACCTGCTTTTGATATGAAGCAAAAGCATAATAAGTGGCTAATCCGCCCATGTTAGTTGATGCTAACAAATAAGTATTAGAATACGCCAGGTTAAACGGTTCGAATAAACTTCCGCCATCGCCGCCGCCAGTTCTAGAGCCGATGCTACGACGAAATAGCTGTCGTACATTCATTACTTCTTGGGGCATTATATAATCGTTTTCACCGGGTTTTATTGTTAAAAACCCAAAACTTTCTTCAGTAGAATTACTACTGCGCTGTCTAAATTTATTTAATGCACGATCTATAGCAGTATTGTAGTGGATAGGATCTAATTCAATATCTATCATACCCGAACCTAACATTGCTTGGATATAATCGACTACTTTTTGGCGTTCGTTTTCTGTTTCAGTCATACTGATATTTATCAATAAATACAATACTATGCCAAGACTAAGCCTATACCGCCCAGAAAAAGGCAATGATTTTAAATTTATAGATCGTACAGTTCTCGAACAATTTCAAGTCGGTGGAACTGATATTTTGATACACAAATATATAGGAACAGTTAGTCCTACCGACGAAACATCTACCCCTACTACGCCAGATAATAGCACAAATCCTATACCGGAGATAGGAATACAAGATGTTCTTTTTATGGAAAATAGAGATAGAAATTATGAGCCCGATGTTTATATAATACGCGGAATTTATCAAATGCAAGATTTAGATTTTAATCTAAGTCAATTTGGTTTATTTTTACAAAATGATACTGCGCTCATACATTTTCATTTACGCGGCTGTGTAGATTTATTACAAAGAAAAATAATGCCCGGAGATGTCTTAGAATTACCTCATTTAAAAGACGAGTACGCATTAGATAATAGTGCAGTAGCATTAAAAAGATTTTATGTAGTACAGGATGTTACTCGTCCTGTATCGGGATTCAGTCAAACTTGGTATCCTCATTTATTAAGAGCTAAATGTGTACCGCTGGTAGATAGTCAAGAATTTAAACAGATTTTTGATCAAGATGCTGGTGCCGGAGATAATAGCACATTAAGAGATCTTCTTAGCACTTATAATAAAAGTATTGAAATTAACGATGCCATCATCGAGCAAGCAATAGCAGACGCTCCTGTAAGTGGTTACAGAACTTCTAGTTTCTATATTATCCCTACAAGAGCATCGGGATTAGTAGATGTTGCCGACACTACCGATATGATAGACGATGCTAGTATCGAGCAAGCAGTATTAGATGCAAGTATAATATTATATACACCATCGAAAAACCTATATGTAGGATATCTAACAGGAGATGGTATACCACCTAATGGTGCTCCATTTGATTCAGGAGTATTATTTCCAGAAAATCCTGCAGTAGGCTCTTTTTTCTTAAGAACTGATTATATGCCCAATGCTTTGTATAGATTCGACGGTAGTTATTGGATCTTGTATGAAAAGAATGTGCAAATGACCATGAACGAATTTGGTTCGCAGGATACAAAATCTGGTAGATTTGCCGGAGATCAAATACGTCAAACACAAAAGACTGGGTTTGTTAATAATACAACTACCGCAACTATCAACGGCCAAGTGGTATTAGAACGACAAGCATTAAGCAAAGCATTAAAGCCAAGGGCGGATAATTAATGCACATCTATAAATTTACGCAAAAGGCGCTTAGTCGCAAATTAGGAGGTTAGGTAAGTGGATTTTTTTATGATGGTCAAGTACGTAGATACTTGACACAATATATAAGAGTTATGAGTAATTTTTCCTATAAAGACGGTACAGGAAAAATTATACAAGTGCCTGTAATGTATGGAGATCCCAATCGCCAAACATCTGCTATATTGAAAAAGAATTCAGAGAATACAGTTCCTAGTGCACCTTTTATCGCTTGTTATATTAAAGATGTAAAATATGATCAAAGTAGATTGCAACAACCTGACTTTGTTGATAAAGTGCAGATTAGAGAAAGAGCAATAGATCCTGATACTGGACAATATTTGATCAGTCAAGGTCAAGGATACACAGTCGAACGTATCATGCCGTCTCCTTATACACTGACATTTGCAGCAGACATATGGACGACTAATACTGAACAAAAATTACAAATATGGGAACAGCTGGCATATTTGTTTAATCCTAGTTTAGAATTACAAACCACTGATAACTATCTCGATTGGACTAGTTTAACAATATTGCAGTTAGAAGGAATAACTTGGTCTAGTAGAACAATTCCTCAAGGCGTTGATCAAAATATTGATATAATGAATCTAACATTTCAAACACCTATATGGATTACTCCCCCTGCTAAGGTTAAACGCCTAGGTATTATTACAAAAATTATTGCCAATGCATTCAATGACGATGCTGGAGTTATTATTACAGAATATGAAAATGCAACAGCGGTATATCCTGGGTTAGGTAATTCATTGTTTACCACAGTAGTTACTCCGGGAAATTATGAACTTTTAGTATTAAACAATGTGGCCAGTATATTAACTAATAGTATGTACAGTGCTGCCAATGATACTAATATACCTAACAATGCAGAAAATTGGTCTAACTTATTAGATTTATATCCTGGTCAATTTCGCGCAGGCCTAAGTCAATTAAGATTACAAAAGTCTGATAATACAGAAATTGTTGCATATATTAGATTAGATCCATTAGATGATCGACGTATGTTATTGACTTTTGATACTGATACTATTCCGACTAATACTACCATCCATGGCAGAGGAACCATAGATGCTATTATTAATCCGGAAACATTTAATCCAAGTTCTAGAGCAGCAGGGGTCCGTTATTTAATTTTAGAAAATATTAATATAGATCATGGTTACGGAACTGTTGGTTACTCCGGGCCAGTTGCTTGGAAAAATAGAGATAACTCGGACTTTCAAGCATATGCTAATGACATTATACAATGGGACGGCAATGCTTGGAACGTCGTTTTCAATTCTCAAATCGAGCAGGATGTTACCTATATAACTAACTCATATACAGGCATTCAGTATAAATGGGACGGAAGTTCTTGGAGTAAAAGTTTTGAAGGAATATATTCTAATAAATTATGGCGACTAATACTATAAATCAAATAATTTGTAGTGGCGGATTATTTTTATCTCGAGATACAAAAAGATTTTTATTATTATTAAGATCTCAAGGTAAAACTGCCGGCACATGGGGGTTAGTAGGTGGGAAAAAAGAACCCGGTGATTTAACAGCATTTGATGCGTTAATTAGAGAAATTTCTGAAGAAGTCGGCACAACTCCTAAAATAAAAAAAGCAGTTCCATTGGGATTGTTTACTTCAAATGATCAAAATTTTCACTATAATACATATGTATT